TGCGTCATCGTTGTCCATTGCTACGACAATTTTGTCGGCAACATACAAAGTTAATCTAAGTTGTTCATCGGATACATAAGCACCAAATGTACCTAACGCTTGAGCATCAGTTCCTATGGCTGCAAATCTAACTACGTCAAGTGGGGATTCTACAAGGACGGCTGTTTTGCTTTTAAAACGTTCAATACCAAAAAGTGTTTTAGATTTCTTTACACCATTTGGGTAATTAAGAACACTGCCAAGTCTCTTCTCTTGCCACCCCTCTAGTCTTCCGGTAGGCGACATAATCGGTATGGCCCACGCCCTACGGTCTTTGTTCCAGCGTACGCCGTGTTTGTGGGTTAGTTCTGGATCAAGGTTTCTTGATGCACAAAGTGCTTCTGGCACTCTTGCAAAACCAAAGAATGCATCGCGGTCTACGTAAACTTCTTCTTGTTGAACTTTTGGTGCTTTTAAAGCTTCAAAAGAAGATTCAACAAGCATCTTCTGTATGCCTAGAGAATCAGAATCACCAGTAAGTTCATAGAGTAACGATGATAACGACCCGCGAGCACCACATGAAAAGCATATCCACAAACCTGTTGTGGCGTTCATGCTCCATGACGGGGAGTTATCTTGGCGTCCAACAGTACGAATGTGCACAGGGCATTTGCCTGTTATCTCTCTGTCGCCAACGCGCTTAATCTCAACGCCAACCGACTCAAGAACTTGAGCTAGGTTAATCGAATGATGGGTTGATGTAGTCGTCATAATCGTTTACTTCCTCAAACTCCATGGTAGCCCAATCCCATTTTACGTGTACTTCTCCAGTTGGGGCAGTTCTTGCTAGCACAACTCTGATAATCGCTTGATCGTCTACATCAGGATTTCGTTCTACACCAAGTATCAAGTCTGCGTCTTGAGCAAACGAAGATGTGTAACCGATTGCGTCCGCGGTTACGGCTCGTGTTTTTCTGTTCTGTAGCTTCCATGACAACACCTGTGTTGTTGCAACTACCGGAATATCAAATCGTTGGGCAAGTCGCTTCAACGCTCTGGTGATATTTGTTAAAGCCTGTGGTGAGCCTTTTGCCTCACCCTCTTCGTCGTCCATCAGGTACACACCATCTACAACAAGCAAGTCTGGTTGATATTCCTGAACCTTTCCTGCCAGTGCTGTAACTGTTGTCAACGACGATGTGTCCTCGCTAAACACAAAGGGTTGCATGTTCTTTCTTATACTCAGCGCACGTTTGATCTTTGCCATATCAGAGTTAGACAGGTCGCCCGAAAGGATACGCGTATACGGAACTTTAGAAATAAGAGAGTCATAACGAGCCTCTTGTTCCTCAATGCTCATTTCAAAGGAAACAAACAATGGGCGCTTTCCATGGATGTGAGCGGAGTTGGCAAGGATCAATGCAAACAAAGATTTTCCTCGCTTTGGTTCTCCTGCAAACACAATAAACTGTTGCGGACGAAGACCGTGTGTGATTCTGTCTAGCCCATGAAAACCTGTAGGTATGCCACGAAGAGCATTTGGTGTATTACGCATCTCTTCATAACGCGACATTCTGTTTTCCCAGTTTTGAATAATGTCAATGTCTCTAAGACGTGATGATTCAACTGAGGCTTTTTGAAGACCCGCCGCAAGGGCTGACATTGCTTCATCAATGTCGTTGTTGTTGATCGCGGGGATTGCATGGGATAGAGAATCCATGATGGTTCTCTGCCGGTACGCAGCGAGGACTTCATCAATAAGTCTGGAGAAAGTTTCTCCGGATGCATCCTCAAGATGTATGTCGCCAAACTCTTGTGAAAACACACGTTCAGTAGGAACTGCACCGTGAGTACGTTGGAAGTCAAGCAACCAAGACCAAACCTCAACCCAAGAACCAGTAAAGTGGTCTGGTTTTAGTCCGGCTCGTACCGGAGTAGTTATATCTTTTTCTTGAATTATTTTTGAAACTAAATACAGCTCACTGGAAGCCATCAGATTCTCCAAGCAGTGTTTGGTTGTACGACATGGGCTCGTAACCCTATCGTTAGTGCGTCGTCATCGTTGGCAACGTAGACGGTTTTTATTCCACGGTTGTAGCGAAGGTCAAGAGCATACTCCTCAGCTGAGGGGTAATACAACACGGTAGTAGTAATTCCTTTTCTGAGCAACCAGTTATAGATGGGGTCTACAGCATCTTGAGATAGAAATGTGATCACGTCAGTACCAATATGCAATCTGTTGGTACAGTCAGCAATTGATCTGACGGACAAGTCATTTGGTTTCCACATTGGTATGGCTGAATCCCAGTTGTTGGCACGCTCGTAGAAACGATAACGAGTTTTAGAAGTAAGCCCTTCAGGTGGATTAGCAAGTACGCCTTCCCAGATACAAGCTTGGGAAATAATTGTGTAATCGGATATGTCTCCGCGTTCCATTACGAAACTCTAATCTCTGTCATCTCCGTTGTTGCGACCTTTACCCGATCCCCATAACGTCGATTGAAGTCCATTACACCCATCGTTGTTGTGATGATCATTGATCTGGTGTCTTCATATCTGCGCCTAATGAGGCTACCGATTTCGTGTGTTGAGAAATCAGTTTCTCTTTCTTGACCAACACCATCAAGCATGACAACATCAAAGACACCTTGAATGTACTTCAGTAAATATGGCATTGAGTACATTTCAGGAAGTAGTCCACCATCCTGTTCAAATGTATCTTTGAGCATGTCGATATACCGATCGCTACTTACAAAGCGGCCAGAAAGCTCGTGGTTAGAAACAATCTCAGATAGGACTGCTTGAGCAACAACACTCTTTCCACAACCTGATTTTCCGTGTAGGAAAAGACTGTCACCTGGTTGATAATTATTCAACCACTTTGATACTTCAGATTTAGTGGAGTCACTTACTTCTAGATTTTCCAGAGTGAAGCTAGTCCATCTTGCTGGTATGCGTGTGTGGAACACACGTTCGTCTTTTGAGCGGTTACGCCACCACTTTTCAGATTTCCAATCAGTCGGAACCGGGAACGTCTGTGTTGGTACTTTCCGTGTAATAGCCATTTTCAATTATGCTCCAAAATTCATTGTCAATTTTTGAAAAGTCTGAGGTCCGTGACTCTACCCATTCCATGAACTCTTGTGGGTCATCAAACGATGCTGTGACCCAAGTCACAAAGTTGATAAGGTCTTCAAAACTTGCAAACGCAAACATACCGTCATACCCCATGAGAACCTCTTCGATAATTGTAAATTGCTGAAACAATCGTATCAGCTGCTGGTCTAAGGGTTGACCTAGTTTTTGCAAGCAACTCTTTTGGAAGTGTGATATCAGAAAGAATTTTTAAAAGTTCTTCTTTATCGCAGTCCTCTTCGTTTAAGTGCCACTTAACTAAAGAGTTAAGCGCAGATAGTTTACGTTTAAACTCTGGATGATAGAAGTCTGTGTAGGATTCAATTACTTTAGCAACTACTTCTGGATAGCGATAACAAGCATCCATTCCAGACATGATAACTGTTTTACGAAGATGCTCGTCTGCTGATGAATCCCACGGTAGATGTACATTATCTCTGTTGAAGTCATTGAGCATCAATGTCAGAACTGGGTTGGTGTTCTCATCTAATTCAGTTTCAACTTTGTCCATCAAAGATTGTTGAACTGCTTTGCTTGAGAACATGTGTACAGGGGAATCTGCTGAGCGCATTCGGTCGGTGCTAAAGAACTTGTCAATCATTTTTGCAATTGATGCCCGTGTAAGCCCAGAGTCTAGGAGTAACCGTACAGTTCTTCTGAGTATTTGTGTTTCTTGAAACGTGTACGAACACGCCATTACTGATCGTGGATGATAAACAAAGTAGTTTACTAAGTGATTTACTTCAGGACGTGCCTTGCGTTTAACCGGTTCATCACTCTTCACAACATCGTTTGGATCTGCGCCTAAAATCATGTCATTAACCTTACCATCTCCGCCATCGGCCTTTTGTAGTACTTCTGTATTTTCTCTGTTTAGTAATAGTATTACTCTAGGAGTTTCAGAAAACCCCTCACACGCTGGCAGTTCAAGCGTTTTAATAGGGTCATGTACGACCCTATCCCCTACCGTAGTAGGGGTCACTGATGCCCCCATGAATGGGTCATCCATGACCCTATATGGGGTCACTGATGACCCCATCACTTGCTGAGTGTAATGCACTGTGTATGTGTTTGGGTTTGGTTTTTTATCAACAGTTACACTGATTACAAAGTTGTCAGCTAACCATTTTAGTGATCGTTTTACAGTTTCTTTTGATGTGTGGGCAATCTTTGCCAGCTCAGTCACAGACACGGTTACAGACTTGTCATGAAAGTTTATCATTGACACAATACATGTTAGTATCTGTAGATCACGTGGCTGTCCGTGCTCGTTTACGTAGGTCAATGCCCACTCAGGTACAGCGACAAAACGCCCACCAAATACGTTATTAGTTCCCATTGGACCACTGAGGTTAGCGCCACCTGTTGCTGTCCGCAACCATTGTCGAGATGGTATTATTTGGGGTGACCGTTTGACTAGGAGCACAATGGAAGAATTAATTAAAGCTTTAAAAGTACTCGTGTCGGACGTAGTTACATTTTACTTTATGGCCCATGGGTACCATTGGAATGTAGAAGGGCCTGACTTCAGTCAATATCACGATTTGTTCTCAGACATCTATGAAGACGCCTACGGGAGCATCGACCCTATTGCAGAGAACATCCGTAAGTTAGATGACTACGCTCCATTTAGTTTAAAGAAGTTTAATGAGTTAACTACGGTACAGTTTAAAGATGTTGAGCCATCCCCAAAAGCAATGGCAAAAGCTTTGCTTACCGCCAATGAATCTGTAATTAAATCACTTAATGATACCTTTAAAAAAGCAACTAAAGCAGATGAACAAGGTATTGCGGATTTTATATCTGGACGAATTGATATGCACAAAAAATGGGCGTGGCAACTCCGCGCCTCAACCAAGTGAGGTAACCATGGCAGCTAAGAAAAAACACCCAGGATTCAAGGCAGCACAAAAAGATATTGCCAAGAAAGAGGGCATCAGCGAAGAACAAGCTGGAGCAATACTTGCATCTAGTTCTCGTAAAGCTAGCCCCGCAGCTAAGAAGAAAAACCCCAATCTAAAGAAGGTGAAGTGATGGCTAAAAGTGCAGCATGGCAACGCAAAGAAGGTAAAGACGATAAGGGTGGCCTTAACGAAAAAGGCCGTAAATCCTATGAGCGGGAGCACCCAGGTAGCGACCTAAAACCACCCGTGTCAAAAGAAAAAGCAGCTAAATCCAAGAAGGACGCTGCCAGACGTGACTCTTTTTGTGCACGCATGGAAGGTATGAAGAAGAAGAATACTTCAAAGAAGACAGCAAATGACCCCAATTCACGGATTAACAAGTCTTTGCGTAAGTGGGATTGCTGATGGCCGCTAAAAGGCAACAGCGAAGGTAAACAGTTTGTAAAACAGCCTGAAGCAATTGCTAAGAAAACAGCAAAGCATAGGAAGGGAGGTAAATAGTATGTGTGCATCATGTGGATGTGGCCTCAAGGATAAGAAGGACCCCGGTTACGGCAAGGGTCCCGCCAAGGGCAAGAAGTCAGCACCTGCCAAGAAGGCAGCCCCCAAAAAGAAGTGAACTCATTGATTACCTGCAGTTGTAGGTAAAGAAAAAGCCCCAGGAAAAACCTGGGGCTTTTTTATTTGCAACTTGTGCAGATTACAAGTTTGCTTGATGATCTAAAACTACATCCATGATCTTTTTTAGTAGATCTTTATTCATGGAAAACCCAAGTTCTGTGCCATCATTAAACATTAACAAAACAGTTCCTACATCCAAACTAGCAATCTGTTCTTCAATAGGTGTTCCTGTCAAGGCATTAATTGCTTCCTCTTTTGTCTTAACGTTAAACCCTGCGTTTGCAGCCATTCGTTTAACGGATACTGCTGGCATAACCTCAAGTGTTTCTCTATCAAAACTACTTGTGTCTAGATTTAACAAGTTATCAATGTGTGCGTCAGTGTTGCTCTTGGTTGTTAATTGCATAACACCAGACTGATTGTTAGAAGCGGGTATGATTAAATCTGAATCTTCTACAATTATCGGCACTAATCCGTTTGTAAGCTCAAGAGACTTAATACCCATACCCAACGCTGTTGATGCCAAAAACAATGAACGCTGTGGGTTTGACTCATCCCACATAATTAATGCAGCACTGTCCTTTGTTGCCTCAAGAAGAGACATGATTTCCATGTCTACTTCATCCGTTTGTTCTACAGATGCAGCTGACTTTTTAATTGCGTTTGGCAACGGTCTACCATCAGTAGCTTCGATGACTACGTATTCCATCTCGTTATCCAACAGCCAATCGTAAACATACTCAAGAGCTGGGGATATCTTTTTAGTTCCGTACCAAGGAATTACATATCGGCCTTTACCACTGTCCGTCAGTGACGCAACGATGACCTCTCTTGGAACATCAGAAGTTCCGAGTATTCCGTAAGTTGTGTTAGTACCCACTAAATCTCCTATCTAATATTTTTTCTGGAAGCTGCGTCTCCACTTAGAGTTAACAAGCGAAGGACTGAGTGCACTGTACCAGATAGTGCGGAAACTGCCGCTCCATTAATTAAAATATTCTCGGTAGAAATTAATGCGCATGCACCGTACGACAGTGACAGTGATGCAAGCAGCTTTACCCATGGCATGGCTTCTTTTGGTAGCAAGGAATCAATAAACTGTAATACTTTGTATACAGCTAACCCAGCTATAATTAAGTCCATTTTAAACTCCTGGTATGTTGTCGTATGTTATTACGTATTTGTAAGTTGGTATCTTTGAAATAACGTTACTTGTATTTTTGTAGTAACCATTACTGTACAGGGTTCCAGAAGAAATTGATTCGGTTACGGGAATTATGAACTGAAGAAGTCTGTCTATTACATTTTGAGTTTTTGCCCAGTTGGATGAGTACACAGATTCAGAATCGTTTGCTGTCCCTTTCCAGCGATAGTCTGATATTGAGCCAGTTGACCCGATCAACCACCCACCACGAGATGTGTTTCCATCAAAGTATTCTCCAATATAATCTCTTTCAAGAAGGGCGTATTGGAAGTCATTATAAGATATAGACACCGACCCAACAGAGTTAGCAAAGCGTATGCTTAAAACAGCATCTGTGTAGGACGTTACAGAAGAAGGTACTTCTAATCTCCAATAACTTTTTCCAGCATAAATTTGAGCAGTGCTATCCGTGGTTATTAACCCAGCAGATCCTCCAGAGGCACCCCCTGGTGCATACAAAGATACTGAGTTAATAGAATCTTGTATATACGCAGCAACGTCTGTTTCAGGAGGTACAGAAATTGAAAAGTATAAAATGTCTCCACCTATTACTTTTATGTATTTTGGAGAACCAGGACTTGCCGTAGAGGCTGTCTCAAGGTACGTATAGGTAGTGTCTATTGGGTCTGGAAAACTTGACCACCGTTCGGTAGTGGCAACTCCTGAGCTAAGTGTCTCGTTTGGCGTTGATCCACCACTGTACACCACGGTCTGTGAATCTCCTAAGACACCAGAATCATATGCTATTACACTGTTTGCTACAGTTGGCTCTCCACCATCAAGGCCAGATGCAACTCCACTGGTGAATGCTGGGTCAGATAAAAGGTTTATTCTTTGTGGGTATACTTTTATTGTTTTAGCAGATTCGTTTAATATTACATCTGCTCCACACAAAGCTTCAAGGTGTGCTTCAATAGATGTTTTTGATCCTGCTTTCTTTTTAAGTTTTGAAAAACTTATTAAGTAATCTCTTAAACGTTGAGAACCTACGTCATCTGTCGTTAGTGTCACTCCTAAATCTTGAGCCACATAGTTAAGTAATTCTTCATCGGACACCAATGGGTCACGCATTGCTAATGCATACCGTAGCGTAGATTTAATTTTGTCCAAGTCCCAACTGAATATTGACAAATATTTTTGTAAATGCCCTGAATCTGCCTCGTCTAAAGCCCGGTAGTGTTCAGGAATTTTTGAGTATAGATCTTCCAAAGAATCCTGGTTACTGGGTAGTAGTACTGGCATCTTTGAAACGATCTCATAGTAATCGTCCCCTTCATAAGATCTATATCTAATGAACATTGAATAGTAAGCCCATACACCTATAACTTCTGTATGAACAAAACTAGATATGTTACGCGTTTCAACTATTACGGAACCCTCAGCGATAGTGTCTGGGCAACCATAGTTTGAATACACAATCAATACTGAGTATGGTCTTGTAGAGGACGGGTTAGTTGGGTCTGTATCATACAGAGTTAAATCCCAAGACAGTGTTACTTCATTGTAACTAGAAGCCGCTGCTTCAAAATAAGCAGCGTTGTATAGCGTATTACCAACCGGTACAGCCGTACCTAGAGTAGGTGGTACTTGAACGCCATCTCCGCGTATATAGGCAGCAGATGCTGCTCCAGTAGCACTAGCTGAACCTAAAGAAGCTCCAGATGGGTAGTACTGTAGGTATGAACCACCGCTAGGTGCTGTACTTCTAACTACAAAGGATTTGCGGGCCATTTGTTAGCTACCCATCCCTCCAGAGAACGTAAGTGTTATAGTCCCCTTTCGTAGTACGTGTGCTGGATCAAGAGCAGTAATAGTGTTATTTGACCCATCTTTTATTACAAAAGATGATATGTCAATGTAGTCAACACCAGTAAGGTTCATCAAAAGTTTGTAAACTTCACCCTTTTTTATTTCTTTTCCAAAGTCTGCGTTATCAAATGTAAATAATCCTTCCAGGGCGTTTCTTACATTTGCTTCAACCCAGCTTTTTACAAACCCTTCCGAAACTTGTATAGATGCAATAATATCTAATCGTCGCAAGGTAACTGAACTTGCAGCGACTGGCGTAACACCAACCATACTTCTAGTGGACAACTTGTCTACTACGTCTGTTTTAATGGTAGATGGAACAGTAATTGAGTAACTAGACGTTGTTAAAAAGTCACTCACATATGGCAATGCATAAACAGTTACAGAAGCTCCAGCCGAACTTCCAGCAGACGCTGGTGTGTATGCAGCCACAGCTTTGTAAACACCAGAAACACTTTTAGCTATATCAGCGTAGTCTTGGAGAGTTACGGCCCTATCTTGCGTGCGTATTGACGAGATAATGTTGGCTTTAAGACTCTCCGCAGTCTCCCCGTTGGTTCCACCAGTTGTTGTAGTGGAAGAGGAAATAGTTATGTAACTAGGGTGTGATTCAACAAACGAAGTTATTAAGTTAGAACCAAGGTTTCCATTTACGCCAGAACTTCTAGTGTACGAGGCTGTTATCCTAGATCCAGCCGGCGGCACAAACCCATTAATACGGTTACCAAAAGTTACTTGTACTGTTCCTGCTGAGGTTAGCTTTACAAGAAAACCTCTTGATCCAGATGACATATCTTGAGCATCTGCGTACTGTAGGTAGGGTACATCAACGCCGTCCTCAGTGACCGTTAATTCAATAGTGGAAATTGCTGGGTCTGCATTTGTAAGGATATAGGATTGGTTTGGAGCACCAGAAGAAGATGTTGTTAAAACATCATTAGTGGTTATTTTACCTTCAACTATTTCTACTTCTTCAGTAGTACCTGGCGCAATAGTTATTGCGTTTGTGGTGTAAAAGTTGTAGTTAATGTTGTCGTAAGTAGCACGCAACTGGGAGTTTATTGGCAAAGTGTATGCAGATGCACCAGAAGAGTTTGAAATATACACAGAACCTCTTGCTGATTCTCTACCGCTTGGTTTGTACCCAAACATGTTTGCGTATGCAATAAGGCTCTCTCTTTGCGTAGCAGTTGATATAAAAGACTCTCTACCAGTCCTATCGACATAGTAGTGTATGATGTCGCCCATATAAGACCATAGGTCTACAAACAACATACCAAAATCAGATGCATCTCGGTCAGTCCATTCGGGGACAACGGTTGATGCCCGAGCCAGAAGGTCTTGTCGGATTGTTCCGTATGTTCTACTTGCGTAGTTGAATGTTTGATCAGATGCCATTAGTTACCTACACAATCGTATCTTCTGTAATTATTCCAGGAACAGCAAGTTTAACTCTTCCAGTTCTAAATGTACCCAACGGTAGTTTGTATGTAACATACACATTTAGTGTTGGGTCGTCGCTAGTTAGTGAATCAAGATCAAAATTCATATCAATTATTTGTACACCAGATACTTGACTTTTTAAGTCATACATAGATTCTATTTTAGCATCAGCTAAAATGCTATCGGTAGGTACTTCGTTAACAAGCTTCTTTATGTCACTTCCAAAAGTTTGATTTAAAATGCGTTCCCCTCGTGAGGTTGTCAGAACACTTTCTATTTTTTGGTTAGCAATAGAAGATTCATCTGTGGTTGCGTTAACTTTTCCACCAACAAAAGAGAATGGTATTTTTATTGATTTCATAGATCACCTCAAACTAAATTCCAATATCTATATTTGATACAGCATACACTTTATTAAAGTTTTCCCCTTCAACTGCCACGATTATCTGGGAGTTATCTGCAGGAGGCCAATTTGCGGAAGGAGTCTTTGGGGTGTGTACTGCGATTGATTCGGTAGCGCCCAATAGGCTTGGTATCTTAACGTAGATATCGTTTCCAGCTCGACGAACTACCAAAGCTCTGTGAAGGGTTATATCAGAACTAGGCATATTCAGAGACCTTTACTGTGCTGGCAACCCACTGTTCATTAAAATTCATTTTGTACTCCGGTGGTTCTTTAAAACTAGTAACATTAGATGTGTCTATAATTTCACTAAATTCTTCTGATTTTGCTAAAACTAATTCTGTTACATAGTTTTCAGATTTAATAAAATGCGTAACATCAGATATGTACCAAAATCCGTCAAATTTTGATGAAAACCCATCAAGGTAAAGTATGCCACCGGGTACAGCTCCTCCGCCATACATTACATTAATTTTTGCGTTATAAATTGAGTTGTATTTATCGTAAGAATCAATAGTTCTTATGCCTTCTTCCAATGAGTTTAAAGAAAGGGTAAGTGGTTTTTTAAACAATTTTGGAGAATCAGATGACCCTGGAAAATACTCTGACGATTCATCAACAACTACATGTATATTGTTTTGCGAATCTAGAACAGTAACAACACTTCTACTTCTATCGCCGGAAGACGATATCTTTCCAAGAGTTGCTTCAAAGTTAAGAACATAAAATGGACGGTTATCTTGAGTTTTGTTGCTGGTTAAAGCCCTGTGGAATGATGAAGTTCTCCCAGTAAACTTATTACGATCCCATAAATGGAGATGTGTCCCATGCAGGGAAAATGACAAACCAAACTTTTTGCAAACTCTATTTAAGAAAGACCAGTCACTTTCATTTGATTGAACCAATCTAAGTGGTCGGTAGTCTTCCTTTGGAAAGTCGGCACTAAACCCATGGGTCTCGGCTATAAATGTAACTATTTCCGACAGTGTTGGATTTTCCCAAACTTTTGATCTAACTTCTTTCATAACCATTGAAGCACCAATGCAGTAAACTTTTACAAGTTGTATTGGGCTTTTGTTGATCAACCCATCTTTGGCG